CTTCGGGATTCTTCCCTTAGTATCTGATATCAGTAAAATGTTTCACTTTACTGAATTGGCGGATAAGAGAGCAATTGAGCTCTCTAATCTTGCCAAGAAAGGTGGGGCTAGAGTCAAGAAAACCTTATTTCGCGGCTCTGAGAAACTCATCTTGTCAGGTCCTGATATTCAGGACATTGACTTTATGAATTACTTTCCAGATGCTACAATCAGTATCCATACTGAATGTAAAATTTGGGGCGTTCTCCACTGGTTACCCGGTGATGATGCCTTCAATTTCGTGAACGAGCAAGGTCAGGTCAACCGTCCCTATGTAAAGGGTCTCCTGAACGGCACTAGTGCCTATAAGGATAAGGTTGGCTACCTCCGTGACGTATGGGAATTAATCCCATGGTCGTGGGCTGCAGATTGGTGTGGGGATTTTGGTTCATTTATTGAATCCTATTCCAACTCCAATATTGCGACCTTTCGGGACATCTACATTATGATGGAGATGTCTACTCGGCGAACGCTTACTTGTTCGCATGGTTCTTGCTCTATCAGTACCGTCTCTCGTGAGAGACATACTGGAGAACCTTCATTCTCGCTCCGTGTACCATTTTTAGATGCACGGAAATTGTCGATCCTTGCTGCAATAGCTACGAAAAATGGTTTCCGTTTTGGAGCCCATCGATCGTCTGGTGGCGGGGGTCCTTTGACCTAGCCACTACACCTCACATTCCGTGAAGTGAGTATATGCACAAGGAGTAGCATCATGGCTGATTTGACTGTAACTATCGCTGGTACTGAGCGTACCCTCAATCAGATTTCTGAGGGAGGAGGCGCCTCTGAGTACCTCCTTCGCACTGCAACCGTCGAGTATCGGCTTCTATTCCGACATTCGAAGGAGAAGAGTGTGAAGGGTGCGGTTCCGCTAGATCGACATAATATCGAACTGACGGCCCGTACTTACCCTACGGATGCCAATCCGCTGGGTTCGATCGACCAGGCCTATGTCGTTATCCGGAGCAATCCGAATTCCGATGGCTCGTCCTCGATCGCGATTGCCGAGACTCTCTCCGCGATCCTGTTCAATCAGGCCGAAGGTCTCGTGCAGTGGATTACGGATTTTACGGGATCTATTGATCCCGTCTCGTAAGCCACAGTGAGTCGAACAGCCTCCCTCTGACATAAGGTATTTCCCCATGTCTAGAAGAGAGGTTGATATGCTACAGGGAGTCTTCGAGGCGATCCTTACGGACTATCTCGATGCTTACCCATCGGACGCTACAGAGGTTGAGCGTGATGTATTACGTCTCTCCCTTGTCGCTTCTACACGGGGTTTAGGTTTCTTTCTCCTAGACCTCCCAGCACTCGGAAAGCATTTTGATAAATGCCTGAGTTCTGGCTTCTACGTAGCCCCGGCCCTTCCTTTGGGCACAAATCGGTGGCCTACGTCTCCAATTCCGAGATTCCTCTCGGGTTTGGTGATAAGAGTGTTTGAGCGAGATAGTGGTCGTCTGCGATCTGACGCCGACGTTACGGTGATTGCTTTCCTGCGGCAGTTGTATTATTTTGCCAAAGGATATCGCCGTGACTGTTCCACGAAAAGGGCCGAAAAGGCCATCGCGGAATTCTTCGAAGTCGATCGTGAGGTGCGGCCGTCAACCCTTAACTGGGGAGACGATTGCATGGATTTTTCGCGGCTCGATGATCTTTCTTTTGATCATCTTGCTTATAATGAAAACTCCTCAGGAGAAACTGGATTTCCAGCAACTTCTGACTCAGCTCGTCAGAGAACTTTTGCTCGGGCACTACACTTTGTTTGCGACATAGTCGCTACTCAGTTTGGTGTTTTCTCGCATGATTCTCATCGAGCCAGACATGGACCAGGCGCAGTATCAGACCTTAAGGCCGATGTGACGAAATATTCGTTTCCATCGTGGTCTGATAAGCTCGATCAGGTTTTCCCATATGCAGATTTGGCTTTTATTGACCATATGCATTGGGTTGACGAATCTGATCGTCCGTGTATTAACCATGAACAACCTTCTAGGTTGCTTATGGTACCAAAGACCGCAAAAGGTCCTAGGTTGATTGCTAGTGAGTCTGTTTCACACCAATGGTGTCAGCAGATTATACTTGCGTATCTTAATCACGGAATTCAGAACTCAATCCTTAAGAGTTGCATTTCTCTTAAGGACCAGAATCCCTCTCGGGATATGGTTCTGAAAGCATCCCATAATCGTTCACACGCGACGATCGACCTGTCGGCCGCATCTGACCGTGTATCGTGTTGGTTTGTAGAAAGAGCTTTTCGGAGAAATAAATCCCTCCTTAGGGCCCTTCATGCATCCCGTACGCGATCCATCATTAATGGAACTTCCATTGGTGAGTGGACGACTGAAAGCTTTGCACTTGCAAAGTTCTCGACCATGGGGTCTGCGTGTACGTTTCCGATTCAATCGATTCTTTTTGCAATGGTTTGTATTGCGACCCTCCTCTCTGAGGAGAATCATAATTGGACCCTGCATAGAGTTCGAAAGATCTCACGTACAGTCCGGGTCTTCGGGGATGATATTATTATCCCTACGGACCATTTCGATGCGGTATGTAGGAACCTTTCAGTTCTTGGCTTAAAAGTCAATGATACCAAGAGTTTTTCGGAAGGTCACTTTCGTGAATCTTGCGGTATGGATGCTTGGGGTGGTTTTGATATCACTCCCGCGCGTCTTAACTGCGTTCCTAACATTTCCCGCCCCACATCACTGATGTCAACCGTGGATGCCTCTAACAACTTCTATTTGAAGGGTTATTGGCGTACTGCGGCCTACATCGAATCGACAATTCCACAGTGGGTGCGTAAGCACTTACCAGTGGTCGCGAGTGATTGTGGGTCTTTCGGTCTAATCTCCCATTCAGGAGAACAGTATGATCACCTTAGATCACGCTGGAACGCGTCTTATCAACGCGTAGAGGTAAAGGTGACTAGGATAAAATCCAGGGTCATCCGCTGCCTCCAGACCGGAATACACGATCTCTTTC